TAAGGAAAGAGCCAAGACATGTCAATGTTTTGGAGTACAGATCTGAAGAAGCATTCGGCATGCACCTCTGGAGTCATCTTAAAAGGTACATGAAGTGGAACAATGCCTTCCCTCTGGATCTAAACATGTGGGAAGATGCTCATGGAAAGTTTGAAGCAAGACGCGCTGCTCTAAGTGCTTCAACAAAGAGCAACAATGTCTCCAGACATGAACCTGATGATCTTGTACGCATTTATGCAAAGAGTCAGCTCAAGCTTAAAAGCAATGAAGTCAAGTCCGCCAAAGCTTTACAAACGATTGTCATCCACTCTGAGCAATATGTGCATAAGTTTGGTCCAACTGGGGTATACCTACTAGGGTGTTTACTAAAGCACAAGCCCGAATCTGTGTACATTCATGCTGGTCAAAGTTATCAAGACATGATGGATTGGACGTCGAAGCACGCTCCCGCTCCACCAGAATATTGGGAGAGCGACTTGGAACAGCAAGAGAAGAGCATGAGCGGGGCCTATGTTACATTGTTTAGCAAGGTTCTAGAGCACTTCGGCGTGCCTCGTGACATCATAGAGGCTTACATTGATGACAAATTGGACAAGAAAACTGCTAGAATGCATCTCGGCATCATGACTTTCTCTGGCGAGATTTTCACCTTTCTCGCCAACACTCTGGGCAATATGGCGAGAATTGCTGCGAAATATGACCTCAAACCGGCCGAACGGGGAAAATTTGGTGGTGATGACTCGCTCTGTTACCGCAGGTTGCAGGTTAATCCCAGGTACTCTGAATGGGAGCCTCAAGATCGCGCAGTTGAAAAGATCAACGTCTATCACACCAGAGGGTCATTCGTTGGCTTTATAGAGCAGCAGGGCTGGGTCTTCAAAGATCCGGAACTGCTCTTGCGAAAATTAGAGGTCAATGTTGAAAGAGGTAAGACTAAGGATGTTCTCCTCGGTTACACATTGGACTGGCTTACCATATACAGATTGGGTGACTTTGCTTCTGTCATCTTGACGCCATTTGAAATGGAATGTCAATCTGTGTTAGGCAATATTTTGTTCAATTCGAGGCGCAAATTAGGATACCAAAAGATCATCAATTGGCATGCATTTCCTGTGGTCTTGTTCAACAATCAAACAAATTACGCAAGGTATTGGGATGCACTTCATGAAGCAGTCAAGCTGCCTGATATCGAAGCGCCAGATTATAGAGAGCTTGATGAGATAGGTGGTGAAGACCTTTGAACAATTGTACACCAATCGGGTTTTGTTATCACCAATTACAATCAAACATGTCTGACGGATCAGCGGCTATTACAGTGGTTCCCGCTGGTGTGGCGCCAATTGTGCCTGGCTTGGTAAGCCTGGGCCCAACGGTTCCTCAACTTTTTACAGGTATGAGAGAAATATTTGGGATTCATTACGCTCCAGAAGCGCCTAGAGACGGCGAATCAGGTTCGGTTAATTCCTTGCTCAAAGCTGTTGTTAAAGGCAAAGGTCAAGTTTGGTTGACTGATTTGACCATACAAATTAGTGTCTTTAATGCTGGAGGAGAATATTGTATTGTGGCTCATGGTGAAGGCGAAGAGCCCTCAGATATGAAAGAAGCCGTCGCCAGACCAAATCACGTCTGGCATAAGTTCAATGACGCTACAGTGGGGTCAAGCATTACTACTACTATGTCCTTTCCTCCTACTGTGAGTCTGCAATTACAACCTCCACCGAGTACACTGCCATCAGTCTACCTGACTATAATGACCGAGAAGTCTAAATATCAGTTTATGAAGGAGGGTTCTACAGTGAGCGAGATGCGATACCCCGACATACATGTGAATTACGTATTCACTTGGAGCTGTTCAGCTTGGGTGTCCATCAGGTCGGATTTTCGCAAGTGACAGAGCCAACTAGCACTGCTG